GCTTTATCTGGAGTCCCTATGCTTTCAAGTGTTATGGCCCCTGTTTCCTGGATGGCAGGAGCAGTAGGTAAAGTTGCAGGTCTTTTTGGATGGTCAAAGCCCACAAACGAACAGCCGACTACTGTTATTCTATCCAGATATGCACATGGCATGACGCATAGTATTGGACATGACATGGCTGAACCTTTGAGCTATTATTCCGACCCATCTCTTCAGGTCAGCGACGGTTTTGCTGGATCTAATGTTGATGAGATGAGCTTTGCTTATCTTAAGACGTTTGATACTTTCGGAATTGATTTGCCCTGGAGTGTAACTGATCCCGCCGGAACAAGTCTTTACAACATCCCATTGACTTTGTCGAACATTGGCGAGTTTTCTTTTCAGAATTTAGGCCCTGCTTCTTACGAATATTTGGCTCCACCACCCATGATCACTATTGCGAAGAAATTTCGGTATTATAGAGGAGGAATTAGGGTTGTGTTAAAGTTCATAAAGACTCAGTATCACAGTGGTCGTTTAGCCGTGACCTTTATGCCCGGAGCTACAACAACGTCCGCAGCTACCACATCGTCCTCTTACATTTTGCGAGAGATTGTTGATATGAGGGACTCAAATGAATTAGTTCTTGAGTTGCCATTTATTTTCAACAAACCCTACATTACGTTCGAGGAGGTTTTTGGAAGACTTCAAATTATTGTACTCAACGAGTTACGAGCTCCTCCAGCAGTGGTGAGCTCCATTAAAATTTTGATGTACTTCGGTGTAGCGGACGATTTTGAAGTTTCTGTACCTGAACCTTCACAACAACGCTCAATCATACCTCAAGGAGGTGATTTACTTCCTTCTTCATTAGTTGCAGCAAAAGTTATCGGAGGTGCCAACACTGGATCTGTTGATTTTGCTCGCCCTGCTTTATGTGTGGGAGAAGCAATTGTTTCTTTAAAACAGATTATGCTAATACCAGCGTCTTTACCGTGACGCCGGTAGTTTTACAGTCGGCGGTTTGTGGCCGTTTACATTCACTGCCCCGTTGGCAATTTCATCTCTGACACCAGCCCCTCCACAGTACGGAGGAGATTACCTTAACGATATCGCGTTAGGTTTTGCTTTATACAGAGGCGGAATGCGTTTGATGTATATGTCCGACAAAACATCAGTACTGTCCAATCAACCAGCCACTTGTCTGAGACCCTTTGAAGGTGGTAACAACACTTATGACACTACTTATGTAAGTGATTCTATTTCACCAACAATTGTTTTGTCAAATAATGTCAATGGTTTGATTGAGTATCAGCATTCCGGACAACTTGAAAATGTTTCTGATTGTCCAAACCATTATTTCAATGTGACAGTTCCTTATTACAACAATTTTCCTAGCTCGCTGGTGTATTGTAGATATAATGGCTCAGCTACCGTCCCTGCTGATGAGTCACAACCTCCATATGGTATTTCATGGACCACAACTGGAACCGTCCCGTCGAGTGGTAAAGTTTATCGTGCTTGCGCCGATGACTTTCAGTTCGGTTATT